TCTGATTGAACGCCCATCATCGCTGGTACCCGATTGTCGTCGCGTGAAGCGTTGCTCATAAGTATAATAATTTTATGTGATTAAAATATCTGTTAAAACTCGTCCGGTTACAGGGTTAATACGAAATGGCGTGGCTGTACCGTCAACTGTCGATTCACCGTAAGCTACTGGTACTCGGTTGTCATCTCTGTTTTTGGTCGGAGCTACAATCGTGCCCGCAGCCACATTGGCAATATCCAATAATAATCGTCCGGTCGCCGGGTCGATATTCACCGGTATAGCCGTGCCGGTGGTACTAGACTCGCCTTGCTGGGCTACTATTCTATTGTCATCTCTAGCAGTGGCCATATAGTGATGATATTGACATATAAAATTGGTTATTGATTTAATTCCTGCTTTAGTTTTTCAAGGTCTTTGATGGCTATGGCAAGGGAGTATCTATCACTGGCAAGTCGTTCTTTTTCCTGAGCGTTTTTAATTCGTTCGCGCTCAAGTTGCGCCCGTTCGCCTTCGATAAGCGCCCGTTCGCCGCGGAGTCTTATGGTTAGCTCGGCTAATTCTTTGGCGCTCTTGTCAAGCGCGGCTTCAGTGGCCGCCACCGTTTCTTCGTGCTTCTTTCTGTCCTCATCTACCCGTTGGCGGATAGCTTTGACTTCATTCACGATGTTACGAACCGAGGCGGTATAACCTTTAATAGTTGATAAATACTCCCCTGCTTCCGAGAGCGCGTCTTTCGCGGCCTGATAAACGCGAGTCACACGCTCTCGGGCTTCTTGGTCTCTGGCCTTTAAGTAATCCTCTCGGGCAGTTTCCAAAGCCGCAAGTTCATTGCGAGCCGCGATTATTTGCGCCGACAGTTGTTGCAAACTGTCAATCAATCGCGTCTCTAACTCAATTACCTGCGGCGGGGCTTCCATGTTATGAAAGTGACGATTTTAGTTTTTCAATCGGAGTTGGCGGCACTGTTGCCATATTGGCTTTGGCATCGGCCAGCTCTTTTATCAGTACGGCTTTTGATTTACGCGCATCTACCGGAATACCTAAAGCGGCATATTCGTCAAGCACGGCCTGCTTATCCTTGTATGTGTCCGGCTTGGCGACTTCTTCAGGCCTAATCGCGCCCGGTTCAGCCTCATTCAAGGCTTTAATCTCCTGAGCTATACGCTCTTGTTCGGTTGGCGCTCTAACCGGTTCTTTAACATAAGCCTCGGTCAGAATTTGCCCCTTAACTTTACTGATTACAGTATCGCTCCAAAGCGGCTCATCTTTTGCGAGACTTGCGGTATCGGCTTTATCAAATAAGATACGACGCGCTAAATGCGTCGCAAGATGATCAGCCACTTCAGCTGGCAGGAGCAGGCTCTCTCCAGCTCGTACGGAGATGGGCTGACCGTGATATGAATGTGTGAAGTCCTTGGAACTTATGTTCGTGAACTTCATCACGGTATATGGTGTTGCCATAAGGCATTACCTTTCGTTTTATAAGCCTCGGCTTCGCCGTTCCGAGGTGTAGCTTAGGTGCTACGCGCGTCCGGCCAAATGACCGGAACAGCGCAACATCCAAACTTAGGATGCAATATTCACGAGCACGAGAGCTCCTTTGTCAGCGGCGGTGTTGGCGCAAAGCACTTTACCAAGAGGCTCTTCATCGAATGCTCCTTTGGCAGTCGTACCTTTTACGACTTCGCCTGCCGTGTCGTCGCCGGTAACAAAGCTACCGCCAACAGTAAGAGCTTCACCGGCAATCACCGTACCAATGCCTTTAGTCAAAGCCCAGCCGTAATCGCCGCTGGCGAATGCGACCTGAACAATACCGGTGGCATTTTGGATTTTGGAAGTAACCAGGGCTTTCCTTACCTGATACTGAGTCCAAATGAGAATCTCTGAATCAACTGCGCTCAAAGCAGTGGCTAATTTATATTCCGGATATAATTCCAGTGTATCGGACGTGTTGCTCTTGATTTTAGCCACCTGACCAGCGCCGGTGCCCGCATCCACAAGCACCCAGCCGTTGGCGTAAGCGTCCACAGTCCAGCCGGCCGAAGCCTTTGTGATATAAACACGCTCGCCTGCTGCGTTAGATGACGAACTGACATTATTAACGTCAACTACCGCATTAGGTACTACAACGTGCCCTAAAGACAAAGCCTGACTGGCATAGACATACACCCATTCACGACCATCAGGCGTAATTGCCCGCTCACCCAGTTTGCATACCGGGGTTGTTTGAGTTTGGAGTACATCTTGAAATGTAATCGAACGCATAATTATTTATCCTTTCAGCCTTAGGGTTATCCCTCAAGGCTATTTCCCGCATCGCGGGTTAGTGAATTAGTGTTTTATTTTTGTTTAGCTCGCGCCGGTGAGTTGACCCTGAAGTCTTGGGTTCTCACTGATAAAGTTACCGGCATACACAATATGTCCAACCTTAGCGAGCTGGTCAGTTGGGTGCATCATACCGGTGAAATTAAAACCACGAGTGGAAGGAGCTGAACCGGGTACACCGGCCGGAACTCCATTATCGCCGGTATTTTTGAAGTTCAGGGTTTCATACCCCTTGAGATTAACACCCTTGAAGCCAAAATAGTTGGTGTTGATAAGGAACAGCTTACCTGATGGACACTGTTCATCCTTGACTACCGGAGTGCCTCTGTACCAGACGGCGTCAAAGCCTTGTGTGCCCTTAAGAGCGGCTGACGAAGGCACTACACCGGAACGGGTCATTTGAGGATAACCCTGCTGGCTGTATCCGGCACGAACAGTAGCAGTCAAAAGTGACTCATAGGTTGACCAAATAGATTTGGTCGTGACTATAAGTGTTGGTTTGTCAACGCCAATTTCCACCGCGTCAAAAGCGGTCGCTAACTTAGCCAAAGTAAGAGCTCCGGCTGAAGCTAGATAATAGCCCTTGAGTGAGGGGTAAGTCGTGCGAGAGAGCGAACCGTAAGTGCCGTAATTTGTTGCGTCATCAGCCGCGTTTGCCAACGAGTCCCAACGGTCACCTGAACCGGTGCCGGCATAAAGCTCGGCGGCTAAATCAATAATAAGGTCTTGGGCAATAGAATCGAACTCTGTTGCCAAAAGGTCAAGCACGGCTTCATCGCCTTGATTAAGAGTTTCTTCAATATCAGCCACGACTACCGGCTTGGTAATCATCTTTGGCTCAAACTGCATCTTAGTGCGAGTTGTGGAACGCTCGGTGTCGAGCTTATCCGCGATGCCTGTCACACCACCTTGGGTGGATTTGGCGTATTTGATAGGTACGTCGTAACGGTATCCTGACTTCCAAGGCTTTGCGTTTTGCAGCAAGAACATTAGAAGTGGCGAACCTTTGGTGATGGTATCGTACCAATTTTGTTACTACCTCGTTTGAGGCGGAGAGCCTACTTCGAAGCTCTCTCTACCGTTTCTTACTTACGTTATAGCGGTAGGTCAGACTGTCGCTTCACCCTAGTCGGGTGTCCTTTCATTCAGTCGTTGCAGGTGGATAGCATTTTTAGTATTCAATTCTCGGAGTCTATGAAATAAATCCTCGTAATAGTCAAGCAGCTGAGCGTCATATCGCTTGCCGCGTCTTTTCACTGACTCCTGGAACTCAATCAGGAGCTCTGTGTGTTGCTTCTTTATTACCAAGTAGGGTTTTATCAACCTGAGGCATTTTAGGCCCTGTTGGCTTACAATGCACCAAGCAATTACTCCTAATCTTTGGCCTTTGGGTGTTTGGTGGTGATAGTTTCCGCCAAATAGGTCATGCAACTTCTCGATAGCCACAACATTGTGTGGTCTATCAGACAAGGCACATGCCAGCCAAAGCTGATAATAAACTTTTTGCTGTCCGCTGGTATTCAACCGGATGTGGCGCTTTATGGTAAAAGCACCTTCACCATCCAATAATCCTGCGGCCCAAGCTAGTTCAACACTTTTCATAGTTCAATTTTACAACAAGGATTATTCCTTGTCTATGGAACTATTGAGTCTCTGATTGTCAAGGTTCGCTATCCTTCCTGAGGGTTACCCGCGCCCGGGCTTTCCCCATTGATTAGAAGGGATTTTACGAAGGCATTTGATACCAGTTTACCTTCGGCACGATAGCTTCACGTGTTACTGACGTAACCTGAGTTGAGAATGTTCATAGGTTACTTATTAAATGTTATTTACCGCGTTGTAACATTTCCTGAACCAAGTCAAGAGTAGAGCCGGCGCTTGAAATTTTATTCCAATCTACTCCTCCCGGAGTAGCGCCCGGCGCGCCCGGCGTACCGCTAATTGGTTCTTGAGCGCGTTCAAGACGATTCTTAACTGCTTCTTCAGCAGCTAATTTCCGCTGGTTACGAATCTCTACCATATTGTCATAGGCCAAACGTAAATCTGTAAATTTGAAACGATTGGCGTGGGCAAACAAGTCATCCTCGTTGAGATTAGGGTCTTTACTTTTAATTTCAGCTAACTGGGCTTCAATTTCAGCACGTAAATTAGCTAAGGCGGCTGCTTCCTGAGCTGCTTTAGCTTGTTGTTGCTCCTCAACACGCGCCACAGCGGCGTCAAGAAGCTCTTTAGTCGTACTTGGAACCCAGTCAGGGTCATCCCAAGGATGCTTGACTGATTCTGATTCTGTTACTGCGGGGGTTGATAAGGTGCTTTTTAGCTTGGCTAATTCCTGCGTGGCGCGTGTGTATTCAGGCAAGAAGTGTTCCTTCATTTCCCGCACCGCTTCTGCGGCTGTTAATTCACGGCCATCAGGCATTTTAACAAGCTCAGGAGTATCTTCTTCGGTAGTTTCCGTTGAAGTTTCCCCTGTTACCGGTATCGCCGGCGGTTGATCTCCTGACACATTAGCAGCGGGAGCTGCTGGTGTCGGGGTATCGGTTGGCGTGTCCGGTGGAGTGGTTGCTGAATCTGATGTAATCGGATTCGGCATTTCGCTCTGGAAAAGAGCTGGAGGTACGGTTTCTGTACCCATATTGTTGAACCTTTCTTGGACTGCCCTCACATTGCTTGGTCTCGTTGAGCGAGACTGCTTTGTGCTGCTTGATCCTTATTAGGTTATAAAATGTGACTTGAGGTCACTGATCGGCTCGTGTAGGCGAGCCATTCACTAAACTCAAGCCGGTTTGGCAGGAACCTTGTATCCTTTGCGTCTGGCTTCGCTTAACGCAATCGCTATTGCCTGCTCATGGCTTACCTGACGCCTTGGATTAACAGCCGAAACCGGAGCATGGGTATTGCGCCTGACTCCTTTAGTTTTTATCTCATGCATCTTACGAGCTATGAATGTATCTTTAGCCGAGGCCATAAAAATAATGATTAAGAATAACGTTGTTTTAATTCTTCATGTTTAGAACTTGGACCAATAGCTTTAACATCCTTGATTTCAAAAGAAGCTGAATATGGTTCATCTCCATACTGGCTTAGCGACACCTGTTTAGCTTTGATTTCCAAAGTATATGTTTCGCCTATTTTCCACTCCTTAATGGCCGGTAAATCCTTAGAAGTTATGTGTAACATCGGTTTTGGTATTATTGGCGCTATTGGTTGGGGTGAAGTTTCTTTTTTCATAAATTGATTTGATTAAAATTAAGCTGTTGCTTTATTTCGGCAATTTTTTGCTGTTGTTCCTCAGGCGGCAAGGCTTTGAACTCAGGGCTTTCCAAAATTGACTTAATGCGCTGCGCTACTTCGGGCGGAATGTCGCCTGTGGCGGCTGTATTGCCCATGGGTTGCTCCTGAGGTGGCGGAGCTAACTGAGCCATCTCCTCAGGACTCATACCTACAGCCGCCGCCGGATTCATTTGGTAAACAAGCGCGTTTTTAGCTAATTGTTTCGGATTATCAAAACCGGCTTGTTCAAAATAATCTATTGGGGAAATGAGCTTCATCTGAATAGCTTCAGACGCGCGTTGTAATCTGAATTGGGCATCCTGCGGTATAGCCTTACCCGGGATTATTTCAATCTGAATACCATCATCAATCTCATCACGCATTAGCTGGATTGTGGTTGCCGCGCCTTCTTTGCCGAGTCTCTTGGTATAGTGATAATCGGTATATTTTACGCGCATCAGTTGGAACCACCAACCAAATAAATCACGACAGCTTTCGTTTATGACTTGCATCAACTCGTTAGATTGCATAAACGATTGCTCGATAAGCGCCAGACGGCCGGCTTTAGTTTCCGGCCCCTCTCTTATACCGCGAAACGCGCCGGACGCGCCCATGATATTATCAATCTCATCACGGTTATCAAAAATGTCTCTGATAACAAACTCAGGCAACGGAGTGCCGGTAACACGCTTTACACCAACACTCGCGCCGTTGCCCCAAATAATACCTTCAGGCTGGTACCTGAGCTTCTGCGCTTCACTTTTTTCCATAACCGTTGAATCTACCAAAGTTATACCATTAACCCAGCGAGCATTTTCAGCTATTTGCCGTTTCCCCTCATCCACACGTTCAGCCAAAGCCGCGGCCTGTTCAATATGAGATGTTTCACCAAAAGGCTTATTCTCCATGGTAAACAAAGACCCAAAGATATAAGGCTTACGTGGCTTATCCCAATAATTGTAAAAGTAAGTTTTATATGGCGGTTCATTTCCCGCAATTTTAGCTTCCGCCATTTGATTTTGTCTTTGTTCATAGTCAGCCCGTGCCATTGTCAATATATCAACTCTGGCCGAACCGCCGCCAACTTGTTCCAGTTTATTATATTCCTCATCAGATAACAGCAATCCTTTCCAGTCCCAATATGGATTAGGATTACTCCACAAAATTTCATTCTCAAACTTACAAATCAGATAATCCCCAATCCATGCTTCTTTGTATTTACAGGCGCGATTTTCCAAATAAGCCTTTTTTATCCCCTCCTCACCGGCCGGATAACCGCCCAATCTTAATATCACATCAGTTTTCTTAGGGAACCTCTCTAACATCTGCGGGTAAGTAGACTCCACTTCCTCAATTATGGCATCGGCTTCAATCTCCTTACTGGCAAGTTTTGATATACGGATATTTTTAGGATTTACCCATGTTACCGAGAAATTATTTTGTGCCGTGTCCCAATAAGGTTTGATTAAGAAAAGCCTTGTAACAAAAAGCCCGCGCAGAGCGCGACGCAATACCGCCCGGACATGTTCATTTTCAAACTGATAAGTCTCAATAGTTTCAATATCTTTGGCTAGCTGTTTTGAGCCGGGAGTGTCATGTCCGGGTATCACGTTTGGCTTGGGTAAATTAGCTAAAACGCCGGCAATAAGACTTTCTACATTGCGGAAAATACGATTATCCCTTACTTTGGACTGCTTAACAGTCAAGTTTTCCAGCCATTTAGGGTTATTTTTGTAAATGCGCAGATTATCTTCCGCTATTTTCAAAAGCTCTTGCCATAGCGTATCAGACTCACGCCATCGGTTTTCAATGAGCTCAGCTAACTCTTGGTCGCTGTACTTTGAAATATCGTACATATTTTTCTGTTTATACAATAAAACACCGGCATAAAAAAATACCGGATACGACACTTTTTATACAAAATTGCCAAATAAATTAGTTTTGAAAATGTTTTGAAATTACACGCTTTTTCTCCGCTCCCGCCGCACAACTTTGACTAAATAACGCAGCTGACGTTCATTCACATCCACCCGGTAAATATACTTCAAACGCCGGCTCATGGCCGCATATCGTATCCCATAAGGCTCACGAGATGAACTGAATCTGGGGGAAATGAGAAGCAGGTCGTATATATCCTCCAACAATCCGGCCGGAACACACCATCTTTTGGCCAATCGTTCAATAACCCCCATATTGCTGTTCCTCCATCACCTCTTTTAGGCTTCTCAATTTAGGCCCCTCCATAGTTTGTACTATCAGCTTACCATGTTCAGCCGTCTGTGTCTCGGCTATCACTACCCCTGAGCCGGCGGCTTGTAAAGCCAAATAATAATAAACTGTGGCATGTACGAAATGGTCTTGTCCGGTCGTAGATTCCCACTCATAGCGTTCTATGCCTATATTATTAACCACCTTAACACGTCGCATGGTTTCCCAGTGTTTAAGATATTCACGAAAATCCCGGTCTGAATGCAGCCCATAAAGTATTTTAGCCTTTTGTAAATCAGTGATTACTGTATCAATAAGTCTGTTACGGTCAGAAAATACAACTCCTGTGTCATCAGATTGTTTAGTGCGTTTTCCCCAAATAATCAAGTCTTTACGGTTACGGTCTAGTTTATAGTAATTCATAAACACATTAGGGTATTTTTTTACATAATAACGGGACATTGTATTTTCCGGCATGGCGTCAATCACGCATATTGGCTTATATTTTTCCAGCAATTCGTCCAAAAAATTCCAATCGGCAAATTTGCCTACTTTGATAATGCCTTTTTCACTGCCAAGAACATAGTGCTTTAGGTTTCCAACATCCACTCCAAGAAACCAACGGCCGGTTTCTAAATTACGAGGTGTCCAACAGTCCAGTATGGTTGTGCGGGATACTCGCATATCGCCCGGACTCCACGGTTCACCTAAGATAAAATTGTAAAAATGTTCTTGGTCTAGCTCGCTTTCTTCAATAATGCTACTAGCTGAAATCCACGGCGCCATCAATAGCGATATATGGTAACCGGAAATAGGCGCTCCCGGCACTTGCGGCGTCCAGCGGCCATAAGCCCGTTCTTTGTCAGATAACTCCTTACCGCAGTTTTTACACTGATATTGTTTAGTCTTTAAGTTAATTGAGTCAGGCCAACTCAGTTGTTGCCATAACTGACAGCCAGAACAAAGCACTTCCCACTCTTTCTGGTCAGACTTTTGCCACTCCAAATCCACGCCAGCCCGTTCTACGCTGGGATTGCTGAATTTCCAAATGCCGCCATAGTTTGAGGCTTTAACGCGAGAACGCAGGTTCTCTATTTTTACAAGGTCGGAACGGTCTAATTCATCATGGATTAAAAGGTCGGCTGTGGTCATAATGGCGGCTGATTTGGACACAGTCCCCTGATAAAACAGAAACCTATCACCGATTTGTTTCCGCTCAATGTTATCTGTCTGCAAGCCGTGCCAGACAGGATTGGCTTGTATTATCTTATTGGTCTTGGCCGCCACAAAATTATTAACATCGTGGTCTGAAGGCAAACTGTATATGATATTCCAGCCAAAGGCTCGTGGCGCAAATAAACTCTTAATAATCATAGTGGTGGACAGCCCAATTTGCGCCGCTTTTTTAATTACCTGATACTTGCTCCAGTCCCTAAATATGTCATACAAAAAAAGCCTGTGTTCAAATGAGATTGGTTCTTCTTTCTCATTCACGATACGGTTCTTATACAAGAAACCGATAATGGAGGCTTGGCTAAGATCCATAAAGATTTATTAAAGTTTGTCAATAGGCTGGTCATACTGTTACACTCGGCTTCTTCTGCCATTTAGCCCGCTCCTGACGCTCCATTTCCTCATAAAACTTAGCATAGGGGTCGCCATAAAGAGTTTTGAATCCCGGCTCACCCGGCTGAAGCATATCCTTGCGAAACCGCTCCGCCAGCTCCTTCACCCGCCGGCTCTTGCGATAATACGGGTCTTGGCTTTGGTCGGTGATAAAACGCCTGCACCAAGTCCCGCAGCGACACCTGCCTTCATAAAAAGCAATAGGCGGGTCAAATATCTTTTGAACAGTTTTATAGCCTCTGGAGCGAAAATCAGCCCGACATCGGTCGCAATAAAAGTCTATTGAGTCAACTATTGGCAAAGCCTGCTTAATAATAACTTCCCGTTCGGTTAGAGCCTTGCGGCGATGTTCGGCCTCAAGAGCCGCTTGTTTGTCATGTACCCGTTTGGTCAATTGCTCAATACTCATACCAATTTTCTTAATTTATCATATAGCTTTCTCCAGCCTTGTAACTCCATTTCCTGATGTTCTTTAAGTTCTGCTTCGGTAAAATCAGACAAGAATACCGCCTTGCCATTTGGTTTAGATAATGGTTTCTCAACTGATTTATCACCAATAAAATCAGTTATATCAGCTTCGTGGCGCTTTTTTCTACATCTAGCGCCGATTAACCAGCAAGCAGTCAGTGTGATTGCTAAGCCCCAGCCAAAGCCGGCCAGCATAGCGTATAGTTCGTTCATAAAAATTACTCCTCATACCCCGGATAGCGCGGTGCGCCATCATGCAAGGGCGTTAAATCAGCAAATACATATGGCACTTTGTTTTCTTCATGCCAAGTTGTGGGATAAGCAGTTTCAAGCCGAATACGCGCGAACATTTTAGTGTTGTCAATATAGTTAGCAAAATTCTTTTTAGTCCAATACCAAAAGCTGTTCTCGTTCCAAAAAGATACATGCGTAGGGTCTTGAAAAGCTCCTCGTCCGTCAGTTGATGGTGTAGCGGATAGCAATATACCGCCCGGCGCCAGCACCCGGTGTATTTCTGACATGGTGAATTGCTTGTCAGGCAAATGTTCCAAAAAGTCATAAGCCCGAATAACGCCGACTGATTTATCTTTGAACGGCCAAGTTTTAGATAAATCAGCCTTAATATGTTCTTGCTTCTCAAGTTCCTTAGGCAGGTTTATATCCACGATGGTATAACCCGGCTGTGGATTAAAGCGAGCTCCCAAATCTAAGGCCTTTAGACCATTATCCTGACTCCATTTTAGGGCAATTTTAGCTATATTATTTAGGTAAATCTGTTTAGTCAGCTCTTGAATACGGGCGTTTTTAATCATGACATTCTGGTTCGGATATACACGGTAGAAATAAAGACACTCAGGTATGTGTACAAACTTAGCGCCTGAAAGATAAGTCCTAACTATCAAGTCATGGTCATCAGCCACCTCTAATTCGCTATTATGGCCTCCCACAGCCTCATAAATATCCTTACGCCATGCCCGCAGATGGTTAGGAGCCCAGTAAATGTAACCAATCGAAGCAGGGGTAACCGGGAAGGCATGAGCCGCCATCAGAGTGCAGGTTTTGCCAGCCTCTTTGTACTTTACCGGGTAGTAAGTCCAGCCCCAGCGAGCATCGAATAAATTAGGCTCAAACGACGGCCATTTGAACTCGGCAAAGTCTGAATAAACAAAACCAACCTCCGGATATTCAAAGGCTTCAGCTACTTTCTTCAGCGCGTTAGGCGCGAGGCAGTCATCATGGTCTAATTCAAGCAATATATTACCCGAAGCAAAACCAAACGCTATTTTCTTGATATGTCCGATGTAGTTAAACTTGCCGTCAATATGAATAATGCGAATACGGTCATCTTTGATATTAGCGCCCGGAACCTTGCCATCCCACTTGGCGCCATTATTAAGCACTACTATCCACTCCCAGTCCTGAAATGTCTGATCCAATACCGACTGCATAGTAAAATTAAGCCACTGCGGGTCATGTGATGGCGTAATTATGGATATTTTAGGCATTAAATTGTTCTCCTTTCTTAGGTTGATTAGGGGGTAAATTAGCAAACCTTTTCTCAAAAGTATCCTCAAACCACTCATAACCGCAGTAGGTGCAGTTCATTTTAAGCTTATCCCGAAACTGGTCGTACTTCACCATGATGTTCATCTCATTGCCGCACATCTTACACGGCTCAGGCTGAATGCCTTTGAATGGCTTGGTCTCTTTGGTCTTTGGTTCAGACATATTAGCGCATGATAGTTGATTGATTAGAGTTTGCCTCGTTCAAGGCTTTGAACAGGGCTTTCTTTTCGTCTAGTGTCAATAAAGCCACATCTTTCAGTAACAGTCCGGCTAAACTCACCAGCCAAATTATTAAGTCCCGCCGCACTTCAACCGTTACCTCAATCTCCAGTTTCTTGAGATACTTGCGGTACCACCAGTTTATCAGCTGGAGTTTTGGTATCCTTAACCACGCGTACAGTTTCAGCAAATGCCATTTCTTCAGCAATGTTAGGTTCTTCGCCGGGCTCGTCCACCGCATCAGTCTCATATTTACCTTCTGGAGTTTGGAATAATTGACCGTTGCCCCCACTTCCCGAATTATCTCCGCCACCGGTTGCGAGGGTACTTCCCGGTATCTCTCCAATAGCATCAGGAACGCCAGCAGATGCCACTTGTTGCACGTTAGTTTCTTGAATTGTTGAGACTGATTGGGCTTCGACATATTTAGGGTGTTGTTTAGTCATTAATGCTTGTTTGAATTGTTCCTCGAACTGCGAAACTATCTGCTGAATCTTCACATCGCCAAAGATATTTACTGTTGGACCGGGCGATGGTTGTTCTTTATTTTTCATCCCAAATTCATTAGGCATTACCCGTTCCAAAAACCACTGGGCATGGTCGGGGTCTTCTAAACTATCATTCACTGTTTTTAGGGCTTTTAACACTGGTAATTGCAACAGTTTTTCTTTCCGTTTCAAAACGTCAGGACGGCTTTTTAGCAATCTCCACAAAGTGACTCTGGAAATGTCAGCAAAAGCCGCCGCCTGTGTATCAGTACCGCGCATAGCCCAAACATATTCCAGTTTTGAAATCACCTCGTGATACGGTTTCCCGTCAAACAAAGGCCGTCCACCTTCCGGTTTATTGAGCTTTGGGTCGTAAGTTGGCAAATAATCAGGCATTTTCTTTGGGGTTATTGGTATTTATCCTTAGACTGCCGACCTTAAACCAAGACCGGCAGATATGGATAACTACTCACCAGCGGCCACCGGAGCATCTCTTTCCGGCTCTGTTTCAGGTTCAGCTGGGGTTTCTGAGTCGCCGCCTTCCGGGGTGTCAGCTACAGCTGTAGTATCTTCTACTGGTTCTTGCACTTCTTCATTAAACATAATATCACCCCCTTTCTAATCATAGTTGTTAAATATATTTTGGGTTGTTAACAGTAATAAAAAGTTTAGGCTCACCCTTAACTTTATAAATGGTCAGGGTATCAACCTGTTTGTCATTATCGTAAAGCACACCCTGCAAAACGTCTAACACCGGCTTAATGCCGCCGTCAATATCACGGTCGCGCTTAACTGTAAATGTTATAGTTAAGTTTACTAACTCACCCGGTTTATAAAAACCAATACCGTGTTTGCGCATAAACTTAGCAAACTCATAGCGGGTGGTTTCGCGCCACGCCTTAGCTTCATCTGTCAGGTATGTATAAGGCCGTCCATGCGCTACTGCGCTGCGCCACTGGTGGTTGCTGGTGGGAGGTAAATCGGGTGTGGTAAAAGTAACTTCTGTCATACATTTTTATTGGCTGCCCGCTCTATCACCTTGTCAATATCAAGCTCTTTAATAAATTGTTTGGTACGCAATTTGCGGCTGTATAACTGCATAACCGTACTATGCTCACGCCCGCCCAATACCTTGCCAATTTCAGGCCAACTCAAACCAAACTCATCACGCAAGCCTCTGGTTAATATAGTCAGCACATCATCTACTCTGCCGCCCTGTCTGCGTCTGGCTAGGACAGC